AGAATATGTGCAAACAACATATGAATTGCCAGATGATCATTTTGATAAGTTAATAAATGATAATGGTGGAGGTTACACAATAGAAGATATGTCTGATTGTGAAATAGCATATGAGTTTAAAACAAAGGGTAAAGAAATTTTTCAAGATAGCTCATATGACGAAGATCCTATATCTTGGGACATAAGGGAGACCGAAAATGAGTAAGCCAGTACCAGTAATTAGAGTTTATTTTGAAACTCCCAACCATTCATACTCTGAAGAAGTGGCAACCTTTACAGAGGAAAAATACTTTGATGCTTGTTACCGACAGCTTGAAAAGGCTGCAAAACAAGAAGGATATATATTAACCGAATCTTTTTGTTATTACGGCTCGGAGTTAGAAGATGACACTTGAGGCCGTTTGTATTGAAAAGATGAAAGCATTAATCAATAGCATTATAATTGATACAGACTTAAACAAAGAGGATAGGACACCTTATGAAAAAGGCATGAGATCGTCTGCAACAGAAATGGAGTGGATCATAAAAGACTACAAAAGATTAAAGAAATTACAGGACAAAACATGAAACCAGAAAAGACAAAAGAAATAGTTAGAGGAATTGAAATACCTAAACATTTACAACATTTACCAAGAAAGAATATTTTAGCTTTGCTGTATTTATTTGGGCGAGTGGTTTAATGATAGAGACAATAGGATTTATTTATGGAATTGGTTTCCTTATATGGTTAGCCGTAGTATTAGGCGTGATGCTCTTTGTTCAGATTTCTAAGAACTTATGACCAAGAACAAATACCGTATCGTTCTGGTTGAATGGGACGAAGTAGTTGACCAGTTAAATTACCCAGAAGGATTTGACAACAAAGGATTCCAAAAAGGAATATTCATATACAAAAATAAACAACAAGATTATCCAACTCAAATATTTTGGTACAAGGACAACGATAATCGCTTTGACGGACTAGCAGACTATGTTGCACATTTATCTTAATATCGATACAATCCGAGAGTGGTTCTTAGGTGATTTGATTCGAAATCTTTTTTACTCTCCTATAAGTATGTATCATGTAAGAGCCACTTCATGACCACCCTAGCCGTAATAACATTAGTATTTTATATTCTTGCTTTTATTTTTGGCAGACCTAACAGTTAACTAATATCTTCTTCTTCCTCGTCCATGATCTGCAATTCTGTTAGATCGTCTACTTCCTTTTGCTTCTTATCTTCTTCCTCTTTTTTATCCAGCACACCAGCTAAATCACCATCAAGATCCAGAGGATCTGCAAGATCTTTTTTATTCTCCAGAACTAGACTGCCCATCAGCTGCTCCAGGCGTTTCTCAACTTCCTCCCGACTCATTTGATCCACCTTGCCGAACATAACTTCTTTTCTATCGACAACTAAACCCCCGACCTTCAATAAACTGTTCTGGGCAGATATTGCAGCGTTGAATGAGCCGGCTTCAAGGGCCTTGTCTCTTATATCGTAGAGATCTTGAACTGCCCGATCATAATTCAACTCATACTTCTTCTTAGCCTCATTCATCAGATAGTTATATTCTTTGCGAATTAGAGCTTTATTCATCAGCTTATTAGCAGATTGTCGTGCATCTTTATACCCAGCTTTATGAGCGCACTCTACTAAAGACAAGCGAGGATTATTGACTGCTTGCCATATAAAGTTTCTTTGTCTGCGATTAAGTGAATTACTTAAGTTTGCGTATTCAATGGGAGCTTCTTCTTCTGGGGAGAGGATGGGTTCGTATTCTAGTTTATTTTTTCTATATCCCATATTGTTGTTAAGCATATTAGAGTGAGGAAGATTAAATAATACCTACCCCCACTTTACCCTAAAGTGTATTGAGAGGATACCTTACAACAAATTACTTAGTCAAGATGTTTATTGTAATATTTATCTATTTGTACTTAACTCTAATGACAAAAATGCAAAAAATAAAATAATCGTGAAACCCCCATTCTTATCATGTTTTCTTGCGTCATGACTCCATGACAATAATAAGACAATAATAAATTATTCTTTATCTGGGGTAATTAATTCCACATAAGACTCATCTTCTGGAACATCCACATACTGATCTATTACATCATCAAGCATACCCATCATCTTTTCATCATCACCTACAACCTTCTGTAGATTCCAGATACAAAAACTAATAGAAGTAAGCACAATGTTCAGCTTATCCTCTCCTCGAATTGTAAAATTGTTAAAAACGTTGTCTAAACTTGAAACCACCTCTGATAGAGATGGCTTAGTCATTTTGCTCTGTATTGGCACTACTTTTAATGTCATTAATTAAGTATAGACTATTTATTAGATTTTTTTTCTTTTGCTGCATTTATTGCATGCTGCATCAAAATATCCAATACTTCTAACTTCTCAGGCCCAGATAGGCCTTTAAAATCTATAACTAATTGTTGTATTACTGATTGTTTATCCATGAGTGTTTATGACTCTTGCGAGTAAACATGCTCTTCCCAGATGTCTGTTAACAGAGACGGTAAATTTGTCTCGTTAACCTCAATCATGCGCTTGCAAAACTCCTCAAAGCTAGAGCAAGTGCCAATCACGCACTCTGAATCTGCCTTAATATCTATTAGTAAATCTGATGTTCTTCCCATTTGTAACTCCTATAGTTTCTGTATGTAGACATTATATACTTATTAGTTCATAATACAATCTACATTAACTTTATAGGAAAAAGATATGAATACAAAAGAACAGATAGATGCAATCTTAAATGCATCAAACGAACGGGAGATTACTAAAGATCGCCTTAATTACACCTTGTTTGAACTCAAAGCAAACATCTCGGATCTAACTGACTTAGTTAATAAACTAACTATGGCAGTAGAAGATATCAAGGAGGCATCATGAGTTATAAAATAAGTAAATATCAAGCAACAAAAGTGCTGGACATAAGAAACCAAGTAATTGATGTTATAGGAGGCTTACTTGAATATGGAGATGTAAGCGTTCAAGACCTACATAAACTTAAAGATAGTATTGAAGGCTGGAAAGAAGATAGCTTAGATAATATCTTTTCATTTAAACCGCAACAAGATTTAGATGATCCAACTAGAGCAAATTATTATGCAGATAAAGTGCTAAAAGATAATCCAAAAGTTTACTCTTACAAAAAGGAAACATCATGAAAATAATGCCAGAAATCTTAGAGAACGAAGAACATGTGATTCTTGGGGATGCTGTCTACTTCCCAGATATGGAACATAACTTCTATCATTCAGTACCAGGCATCTCATCATCAAACATTAGACGGTTTGGTCAGAGTCAGCTTCATGCGTTTGAGGAAGTCCAAGAGACAACTCCAGCTATGAAGTTTGGAACTGCTGCTCACTCACTTATTGTTGAGGGAGAAGAGGCCTTTGTTAATGATGTTGTTTGTATATCTGGATCTCCGTATACCAATGCCAATAAAGAGCTTAAGAAAGAGTATGAGGACCGAGGACTAACGGTTATTACTGCAAAAGATAAAGATGCTTTATACGGCATGAAAGAAGCATTAATACCAGAAGGCGCTAAGTACTTGTCTGCAAGTGAAGATGAGTTTCCTAGCCTTATCTTTAACTCTCCGTACGAAAGAGCAATCTTTTGGTGGGAGAAGGATCTATTATTAAAGGTTAAGTCAGATGTTCTTAGACATCCTATTGCTATACCTCACGATAAAAACTCTATTGTATTAGTAGACTATAAAACTACGATTGATTGCTCTGTTAGAGGCTTTACATCTTCTATTAGAAAGTATCAATACGACCTACAAGCTGCCTGGTATAAACGAGGCTTTGAAAAGGCTGGGTTTAGTGTTACTGATTTTGTGTTTGTAGCGCAAGAAAAGAAAAAACCGTATGCAAGTAAAGTCTTTAAGATGAGCCATGCTGATATGGATGCTGGGTGGTTAAGAATGGAAAGCATGCTAGACGAATACAACGCTGTATTAAATGGCAAGGAAGCAACCATATACAACTCACCAAGTATTGTTGATGTAGATCTAACAGGAGGCTGGAATGAGTAGATATATATGTGATGGATGTGGATCTGATATTGAGAATCCTGTAAATATAAGTGAACCAATACCAACTATATTCAGTAATCTTATGGTTGTTACTTCTGATACAGAGTGTCCTAAATGTAAGGAACTGGAGAATCAAAGTGAATAAAGCTAAATTAGTAAACTTTGCAGAGCAAGTATTGATTGATGTTGATAACAATTTAATTGAACATAATAAAAAATATTTAGAAACTAAATTGTGTGAGGAGCTATCAAGAATATTTCAACTTGCTAAGAATCATATTACATACAGTATGAGTGAAGATAAAAATTATAAACAAGCGTATGAATCTGTTAAACCTATACTTGATGATGCTATTGATAAATGTTTAGGAGATAGGAAATGAAAATGCCTAAAGAAACTTATACTGATCAAGAGCTAGAAGAATTCAGGTTAGAGCTAATCGGCTATTTACAAAAAAACTACGGAAAACAATACAAGAAAGATACTTTTATAAGGCTTTTAGCAAAAGAAAATAATGTATATCACGCTACATTAGACAGATTTATAAACAACAAAGAACTTACATCTGGAGTTCTTTATAAACTTGTTAAAAAATTAAAGGAGAATAATAAATGAGCAAAGATAAAGCTGTTCACCAACCACCTCATTACACTCAAGGTGGTATTGAATGTATTGATGCAATTAAGGCAGCTTTGACTCCAGAAGAATTTAAAGGATATTGCAAGGGTAATGCTTTTAAATATATTTGGAGAGCCAATCACAAAGATGCAAACATCCAGGATCTTCAGAAGGCCGTTGTGTATATTAACTGGGCAATAGAACAAATGGAAAATGTTTAACTATGAACATATTAAAGTCAATTATACTAGAAGGACAAGACGAAGATTATCAAGTAGACACTCCTATTGTAAAAGCAAAATCATTTGCTGGCGCAGAGAGAAAGTTTAAAGGCAAAGAGGTAATAGGTATGATTAAAATAAGCGAAGACGAAGTTATGGTTTTTGTGTCTGAAGAATGAAAACATCAAGTGCCAAAGCGAAAGGTCGCAAACTCCAGCAATGGTTTGCTAATGTAATGATTGAGATCTTATGCTTAGATAAAGAAGATCTAGAGTCAAGGCCTATGGGAAGCCAAGGCGAAGATATTATTATGGGTAAACAATCCCGGAATAAATTTCCTTACTCAATTGAATGCAAGAATCAAGAAGCAGTTAATGTATGGAAAGCGTATGAGCAAGCTGAATCCAATTGCAAAGATTACGAACCTTTGGTTGTTATTAAAAGAAACAGAAGCAAGCCTTTGGTCCTGGTGGACGCAGAGCATTTTATTTCATTACATAAAAAATAATGCGCATTCTCTGTATTGTTTTACTTTTAAACACATGCAGCCTTATAACCATCCCAGAAAAACAATCAATAGATCTAAAAGAACAATTTAATAAGTGCAGAGATTCTTTGTACACCAACTACCCAAATCAAATAAAACAATCTGCTTGGCGTATTTGTATGCAAAAAAAAGGGGCTTGACGCCCCTTTTGTTTACCCTTACTTAAAAGGGTGGTTTTGCCTCTTGGGGGGGAGACATAACCGTTGACTTCTCAAGTTTCATGATCTTAGACTTGAGAGATGTTCTTTGTTGGCCTTCGCCATCTGTCCAAACATCTTCAAATTGCTTCATGTTTACTTTAACAGTTTTACCTATAAAGTCTTTACCGAACTCTGGTAGCTTCTTAAATCCAACAGCCAAAGCTAAACGACTATGCATCTCGGATGCTATCTGTTTAGATGTTTCGTTGGTTGACCATAAGTTATACCATTCAGTATGATCTCGGTATTTACCGCCATCAATCTGAAAAGTATATTTTTGCGTCCAATTACCGCTTTTAGATTTGTACTTTTCAGCAGCAATAATCTTTGCTTCGTAATCACCAGTTGGTGCAACCTCTGGACCTTTCGATTCCATTTGCTCCACGTTTTCAAAAAAATCAACATCATTAAAATCTGACATTATTTACTCTCCTTATTTTCAACATTCATAGAAAACCCTAATTTTGCAATTAGAGCAGTTAAATCAGGTTTCTCAAACGCTTCTAGCTTACCGCTACGATCTTTGGCTGTGTAGCCTTGACCTATTCTCGTTTGTAACCACCTTGCAGCTATCGCATTACCATCATCATCTTGATCGTCAATAATACGAAGTGCTAAAACCTCATCAAAGAAATACGTTATCGAATCTCCCAGAGGTTTACTTGCCATTTTAGGACCAAAGAAAAATACGCCATCATTATTATCTTTGCCTTCTTTGCAAAGAAATAACACATGCATATCTAGATCCCTAAATGATCTCATTAGACTGGTGACTGCTTCAGCTACATTCTGATAAGCCATTCTCCCGTCTTTGTTTCTACCCTTTTCATGCACCAATAAGATCTCAGAGATCTCTGATACAGAGTCTAAACACACGCTATCGTAGACTAATTCGCCAGATTTTAGAGCAGAATAAACCTCTCTTAAATCGTCATAATTACTTACTTCAATAGCAGATACGTTGGGCGCATCTTTAATAGAAAGCAACCCAGCTTCAGCACTTATAACCAAGACGTTGCCTGGCATAGTTTGTGTTGCATAAGTTTTCCCAGCTCCGGCTTGGCCGTACACAAGAAGTTTTGCTCCTTGCTTATTGACAAGTTTGTCTGGTGTTTTTATTTTATCTTTCAAGCTCATATTTTGTACCCTCCTACGGTTTATTTGAAATGAACTTGATTATTATACATGAAGAAACTACAATGTGTAAATCATATTATTTAGGAGAAGTATATGGGTAAATTAAATGACATGACCTGGGTGGCTAATTACTACTTTAGATCCAGATCAATAGCAACAAAAAAACTTAAGGAGTTAAGCACTATGGGCGTACAACCAAAACACAAAGATAGAAAGGTAGATGATTATACCCTATCGGGATATATCGCGTTCTTAGGAAATAAGAAAGCTTCGGAAGACTTTAAATGCTCAGAAGCATCATGTAAATCCTGGAGGTATGGTTATAGGCAACCGTCTATAGCTCAAGCTAAACAAATAATACAGGCAACAGAGGGGAGATTAGATTTTGAATCTATATATGGTTCTATATCTGAAATATTGACAGAACAGAACTAGAGTGTTTCAACTCAATATTAATGAGGATGATTCTTCCTTAGATATTGCCTTGGCTTATTTTGACGATGGTTATAATGTTGTCCCTTTACAGAGATCTAACAAGAAACCTCCATCATTCTTAGGAAGCTGGGAACAGTATAAGGAGACTAGGCCTACCAGAGAACTTGTTGAATCTTGGTTTAAAGATAGGGACAATCTTGTTGTAGCATTAGTGTGCGGCAAATTTGTTGTTGTGGATGCAGACTCGCCAGAGGCTATGGATTGGGTAGAGAGAAATTTACCTGCTTGTCCTTTTAAGGTTATAACTGGTAAAGGCATGCATTACTATTATAACAACCCAGAAAACTACACCACCTTCGCTACAAGAAGGACTAACGATACTCCTATAGAAAGACTAATAGACATACGGGGAGTTGGTGGCTTAATTATTGCGCCATATAACCGTCATGCTAATGGTACTGTTTACAAGCCTGTTATGTTTACTGATTGGAAGATTGACGATCATACAGATCTACCAGATTTTACCGAGAAAGAGTACATACAAATTACAGGCATACCTAAGATTGAAAGCAGCAAACAAACAGCTCCTTTCTCATTAGATGGAGTGCTTGAAGGATCAAGGAACGATGGAGCAGCTAGGATAGCTGGGTATTTAATTTCTAAAAATGTAAACCTTGAATTTGTTAAAGTCTTTTTGCAGAACTGGAATAAGAATAACAACCCTCCATTACCTCAACAGGAAATAGACTCAGTAGCAGAAAATGTTAAAAGAACGCACGATAGAAAGAATCAAATAGCACCATTATTTATACAGTCAACAGAAAGCATTAGTCCACCAGCAGATCTATTCTCACCACCTGGTTTAATTAAAAACATGTTTGAGTTTTGTGAAGAGATAGCGCAAGTGCCTCAACCAGAATTATCTCTCGTTGGAGCATTAGCTTTGGCTAGTGTTACTTGTGGGCGTTTGTATAGAACCAACATGAACAATTTTTCTAGTATGTATTTTATGGGCGTTGCTAAATCTGGTCAGGGTAAAGAGAACATCAAAACATTTATTGAAGCTGTTATTAATGCTTCGGACCACGAGAAGTTAATAGTAGGAGACGGTTATACCTCAAGTGGTGCTGTACATTCTGTTTTAAAGATAAGACCTACGCAAATTACTATTATGGATGAGTTTGGTAAAAGACTTGAAGCAATTAGTAACGCTGGTAATACCAATAAAGAGGACGGCATACAGACTCTTATGGAGGCTTGGGGTCGTTGTCATGGGACTTTGCGACCAGATAACTATTCTTTGATGGGAGTACAAGAACAATACAAAGAACAGATGATGAATAGAGTTACACATAAACCAGCCATTACATTAGTTGGTTTGTCTGTACCTAAGAATTTTTATTCAGCATTAAATGGTGGTCGTATTGCAGATGGTTTTCTTAACCGTTTTGTAGTTGTTGAATCTAAAGAGCCTAGAAGAGTTGGAGATCTAAGACGATATACAGAACCTCCTCTTACTATAGTTAACTGGGTTAATTACATTAGAAGGCTAAAGGGTGGTCTTAGTGATACCTCTAGAGACAATTCAGAAATGGATTTGAATCAAACTATTTTAAATTTTGATAAGCAGTCAGAAGAGTTGTTGCAAGACTTTGCCAGAGAGATTGTTAAAAGACAGGACATATTAGAAAAAGATAACTTAGAGCCTTTGCTCAGTAGATCTAAAGAGAAAGCCATGAGGTTAGCCTTGTTATGTACATTAGCCTCTAACGCAGACGCTAAGACGATTACAGGAGACATTATGAAGTGGTCTATAGATTACATTAGATACTATGATTTAATGTTTATAGAGTCATGCAGAGACAAAGTTGCCAGCTCTGCAACAGAGTCTCGTATTAAACAAGTGTTGTCTTTTATTAGATCTAGAAATGGAGAAGGCATATCTAAAAGAGAAGTAGATAGGCATGAACTATTTAGAAGTATGAAGTCTTATGAAGTCAAAGAGATTATAGAACGATTAAAGAATGCTGGTGAAATCCAGGAGATTGAAATTAAAGTTGGGGGCAAAGGCAGACCAACCAAAAGGTTTGTTGCCGTAGATCCTAACTTCTTTGAGGAATGATATGAAGACACCATCATTAGAAAGCAGAGAAGACCAGAAAAGAGAAGAGCGTGTAGCAGGATTTTTGGAGGGCCTTTGGGGAGTTAGTTGCCATAAGTTACCCACAAGTTATTCACTAGATTATTGGATAGAGTCGCAAGAAAAAAACTATTGGTGCGAAGTTAAATGTCGCACCTTTGCTCATGATAAATACGACACTTTTATAATATCTACAAACAAACTGCGGAAAGGATCTTCTTTTGCATTAGCAACCGGAGTGCCGTTTATTATTGTTTATGCTATGACAGACGGCATCTATATGCACAAATGGGAGAAAGACTTTGTTTATGATGTAAGAATGAATGTAAGCGACAATCCTATTTATGATGAAGACAACGAGCCTTATATACACATACCGTTAGATAAATGGGAATGTTTGTCTGATAAACCGTTAGGAATGGATCGCAATGAGCTAGGGTTTTAACCTATTCTAGAAGGCCTGCCAAATAACTGCTCATCAAAGTCTACTCTATCTGGTGATAAAGGATTTAAGTTGGGCATCTGTACTGGTTGTACGTCTGGAACAGGTATGTTTGATTGAGATATTGGGAATGATTGAGGTATTTCGTTTCTAATTTGACCTGCTTGCTCGGTAGTAGACTTAAAAAAATCTTTTGCAGTATCTATCATTCCTTTATCTTCAGCTTGATTAGTAGCTTCGTTTAAAGCTTTATTTGTTTCAAATCCTATTAACTCTGCTTGACCATTAACGTACCTAACACCAACAATACCAGCAGCTCTTCTGGCCATCTCAATAGCCTGTTTAATTGAGCCTTTATCTGTTTTTAACATTATGCCAACAAACCTTGGATTAGCTAATAATTGCCTCATAACTGCTAAACCAGCTAATGTAGGTAGTGTTGCTAAAGGAGCAAACACAATACCAGCTGCAATACCAGCTGCTACCAACCCACCAGCAGATCCACCTCTTCCAAGTTCACCAACTGTTGATAGATCTATGTACCTTTGAAAATCTTTTAAACCTAGGGTAACTTCTTTGCCAAACATAGCTTCTAAAGTCTCATCACCATAAGTAGTTAATGCAGACTTTAAATGTCCTGCTTTAAATACTTCAGTTATATTTCCTTTACCGTTGTAATTAAAATCAATTGATTTAGATAAAAGTCTTTGCATACTAGCTTGTTGAACTTCTTTAAAAACCTCATCACTAACTGCCTCTTTTAATATTCTTATGTTAGAGCCTGCATTTGGTCTAAAAATTGCCTTTACAGTTTCATCAACACCTTTAAGCGGTAATTCTGAAATAGCTGTATTAGATGTAAATATTAATTTATCTTCTGAAGCTTTGGCTAATTTAGTCAATCCTTGTATAAAAGAAATGCCAGAGTCACTAGCAGCTAATCCTTTTCCAGATGTAGTAAAGCTATTAATTAAATCTTTTAAATCTGCTGGTTTTAATGATGGTTTTAATTTAACCAATTGATTGATAGTGTCTAATACATTTTTTCCTGTACTTCTTCCACCACCAGCATCTGAAAATAATTCAAGTAATTTACCTTCATGTCGGCCTTCAAATTTTTGAATATGTCTTGCAAAGGCAGTAAAATCAATTACAGCTTCTGCTCCAGAAGTATCGGTTGACATTCTTCCAGCATCTGTAAACAATCTTTTTCTTAACGCAGCTTTTAAATCTTGTTCTGCTGTTGTAGCAGTACCTTTGCCTCCAGCAGCCATTTGTCTTTTGTATTGATCGTAAGTTCTTAAACTTTGAAATAAATCTTTAAGGTCTTTAGGTTTTCCGTTCTCTACTAAATTAATATAAACTTCATCAGCATTATAAGAGCCTGTACCTCCACGCTCTATGGTTTTATTAATTCTTATCCTATCAAATGGCTCTAACAATTTAGCCGATAATTTATTTGCATCTCTTAAATCGCCAACAGCTTTAGTAATTAATCTTTGTTCTGCTGGTTGAATTCCAAATCCATCACCTATATCTAACCTTTTTTGTGTTTCTGCTAATACCCTACTAAATTCTTCAGGACTATTTATTTCTAAAGTAGTAAATATACTATCAGTCGATCCCAACCCCTTGCCTTCAATAAAATTTTTACCAGCTTCATCTAACTCTACATGTCTTCTGTCATCTAATTTATTTAATATTCTTAATACTTGCCTTCTTAGCTGAGTCGGAACCATACTGCTTGAAGCCATATCTTTAATAGAGTCATAACTGTTTCTAACATTTGTTAAAGATAGTGTTCCTTTTTGTGCTTGAGCAAGCATCTTTTCAAGAGCATTTTCTATTTGTTTAATTACGCCACCTGGTAATCCTGGATCAGTAGCCCCTGCTACTTCCCAAGCTGAATTACTTGCTTTAAATTGTTCAAGTACATTAAGACTATCTTTTAAATATCTTGATTGCGTAAGGCCAATAGTTCTGCTGATAGCAAAAGCAGTATCTTTTTGTGCTTTTGTAGCGTTTGCTGGAACATTTATTAAATCATAAAATTGATTATCAACGTTGTCGTATTCTTTACCAAGGACCCTTGTAACCTGGCTTCTTGCGCTTTTAAGCACTTTAATTATATTTTCTCCAACTTCTTCCGTTCCCGGAGTTCTTGTTAAATCTCCAGCATTAAAAGAATCTTCTTGCAGATCTTTAAGAAAGTCATTTAATACTTTGCTAACATTTAATTCTTCCATATCAAGTTTGCTTCTTGCCGCTTGAATTTGTTCATCCAAACTTCCCTTTGTTGCATCAGAAATATATTTATTTAATGAAGCATCATGAGCATCAATTGCTTTTAACAAATGATTTAAATTTCCAAATAAATAATTATTTGCTTCATTTGCTCTAGCCGGGCCTAAAACCTGTTCCCCTATTTGTTGAGCTTTACCAGGCAATTGTTTTTTAAGAGTTGTTTGAGATGGGACAAATTTATAATCTAACATTCCAACCTTGCCGTCTTTAATAGCTCTTTTTATTTCTTTTTCCGTTGCTTCTCTTCCAATATCTCTATCTAACTTCATAACGTCAGTTACAATTCTTCCTTTGTTTCCTTGTCTTATTAACCTAACATCAGATGTAGGTGCTTTTCTGCCAAATAATAATCCAAAAGCTCCTCCTACCGCCTCCCCAATTCCTTGTCCTACAGATCCTAGAAAGAATTCTGTTGCATATAATGAATTTAGATCATCTCTATCTTGTAATTGAAATCCTTGTTGCGTATCAAAAATTTCTTCTTCAGCGGCCTTACCAGCAGCCGAGCCAACACCAGAAGCAAACATGTTTGACATTACTTTGTTGCCGCCAAACAAAGCTCTTAAGCCTTTTATAACTTTTAATTGTGGAGATAGAAATGTTAAAGCTCCAGCAATTGGTCCTGCAATCCCAGCAAAGTCAGCAAAATCTCCTGAAGTAAACCAAGCTTTTTCATCAATAACGGTATTTAAATTAATAACAGATCCGTCTGCTAATTTTTTTTGTTGTATTGGCAAACCTAGTTCTTCTAAACCACTAGGGGTTAATGCTATTTGACCTCTTGTGTTTCTAACAAAACCATCATTCCCAACTTTATTTTCTAAAACAGCATCTTGATCTTCTGCTTCTTCAGCACCTTTAATAGATTCAAATAAGTTTTTTAAAACTAAATCTTTTTCTTTGTCAGTTTCTGCTCTTCCAAGACTTGATCTAAGACCTTTGACATTAACACCAGTATCGTAATCAAAATATAACTTATCATAGAAAGGAGACATAGCACCTTTAGCAATTTGCGCCTTTACTTTTTGCCTAGCTTCAACTGAATTTTCTGCTTCAACTACTTGAGAAACACCTGGTGAAATATTAACTTTAAATCGTTGCATTTTTATAAATCAACTTCTTGTATGTTACCGCTATAATAAGTTTCACCCATAAATTGAGCTAAAATTGCAGCAGATTGCGAAGCTAATGGATCTAGTTGAAGCACTCTTTGATAATCTGATAATAAGTTTCCGCCGAACCTTTGACCTAAAGTGCCTTGAGTAAACATAAATCCAGTATCGTCTTGTATTAAACTTTTAAGTTTTATATTATTTTGAGCAAGAGATTGTCTAGATGCTTTTAATTTTCCAAGAGTAGTTTTAGGATTTTCTGTAAACTCTAAATCACCAAATACTTGAAGTATAATTGCTCTGTCTTTATCAGAAATAGTTCTGCCAGATTCACCCAAGATTGCTTGTAAATTCTTTTGCCTAACAACTTCTACTAATTTTTTAATTTTTGTTTGAGCCGATTGATCTGCAAAAGATTTGTCATTCCCAAAAAACGCTGAAACACTATCTGTAGCAGCATTAAAAGCTCCAAAGAATCCGCCCACACTTTCCCCGGTTTCTAATGCCTCTTCTAAAGTTTCAATTGCTAAATCAACAAATCCAGTAGCTGCAACACCACCCTCTAAATCTGACATATTTGTTTTTAAATCAGTATTTAATTCTCTTATTTTGTCTGGATTCATTAGTAAATCTGAACCAGCCGCATCTGCTGTTGCTTCAGCTTTTGCTACAGCAAGCTCTATTTCTCTTTTGTATTTTCTTTCTTCTTGATCTGCTAATAATTCTCTACCAGCTCTTTCTTCAGCAGCTTTAGCTGCACCAGAAGATAAACCTTGTGCCATATCGCCAGTTCTTGTAAGTTCTCCACCAACGTTTCTAATAAAGTCTAAAAATCTATTAGACCCAAAAAATCCTGGTTCGTTTAGTTTTGTGGTAACAGAATCTTTTGATTCTTCTTCATTAATTTGATCGGCTTCTGCTTGAGTCATATCAAGATCTATATCAGGGAGCGTTGGAAGAAATTTTTCTTCTATTTCCATTTTACTATCTTCTTCTGTTTTTAAAACATTAACCGGTTTAAGGGCAGCTAATTCTTCTGTAAAGTCAGAAATACTTGTAGACCTTTCAGGTTTTGTAATTGGAAATCCAAACTCATCCTTTCCAACCATAGCCTGTTCATAAGCAGCTCTTCTGCTTTGTGCATCTTGTTTTCTTTGTAGAGATTCTCTGTCTTCTGATAAACTATCAAGACCTTGTGATATTTCTGTTAAGTTAATATTATCTTCGAATGGATTAAAATCACTCATGCTAGAAGCAGTTATTGGCACTAACTCTCCAAATTCATCTCTATAATTTATAGGCCTAAACCCAACTTCTTCTGGAGTTATCCCTGGATTTTCTTCTAAAAAATTTTGATCTTGTGTAGAATATAAATCTAAATCTAAACCAACAATTTCAGGCATAACTTCTTGAGCCAAAGATCTATCAACATCACTTACTTCTGACTTAACACCAGGTTGAGCTGGGCTAACAAACCCATCAACCTCTGATTGAAAATCTTGTATTTCTCCTGACTGCGCTCTATTTAAGATAGCTGATAATTGTTCATCAGTATAGCCACGTTTTAAACTTGCGGCCTCATTAGGCAAAAAACCAGGGGCTGACATCATAGTTCCAGGAACATTTCTTGGATTATCAAAAGGATACCTTTCACTTTGAAAAATATTTTGAGGGCCTTTTGAATCTGCCATAAACATCTGGCCTAAGTTTGCTCCTCTTTCAATTAATTCTAATGAAGCATCTTTTAATTGACCGCCTATATTTTCTAATGCTGACCCTGGGCTTATAGACGGCACATTTGTACCAAACTCCATAAGACTTGGGCTAACGCGAGAAACTTGAGCTTTTCTTGTTCCAACTATTTGTCGAAATAATTCTTTAGTTTCTGGGCTGTAAGTGACATCTGGATTACTAATTAAAGCTTCAAGCTCTGGTATTCTAACAGTTGTTAAAACTTCAAAAAGTTTGTCTTTGTCTAATGGAGTTTGTAGATTACTTTGTTTGTTAACATAATAATATTGATTAACATCACGACCATCTTGAAACATCTGTCTATTTAGAAAATTCATACTCTAGTAGTTCCACCTTGTCTTGGTGCTAAAGCTCCATAAGCTGAGAATGCTGCGCCAAGGCCTTGAGCCGTAGGATCAGGAGCCATACCGTATGCAGATTGAATGCCTGTTTGAGTTTGTTGATACCCTGGCAACATAGCACCTATACCTTGAAGAGTTTGTAAAGGCCTCATTTGTTGACCCATTTGTTGAGAGAATTGTCTTTGATTTGCCATATCATTAATGCCTCTAGAAACTTGACCATAGTTAGCCAATTCAGCTCTTTGATTACTTTGAAGATTTGCTAAGTTTGTACCCACTCCAGCCATTTGTTGACCGTAAGCAGCTAAGTTAGATCCTAAGTTTCCAGCGTTTGCTCCTCTTGTTTGACCAATTCCCATCATTCCACTAGCTAGCCCTTGTCGTGCAGCTGCGGAGCTTTGGCCGTACTGTTGTAAGTTACCAGCCAATCCTTGTTGCGCTGCTAACTGTTGCTGTCCAGTTCTACCCAATAAATCTATAACACCTTGATCTGCTGCTAGCCTTGATTGTGCGCCAGAAGTAAATCTATTAGATAATCCTTGTTGAGCTGATAATTGATCTGCGCTTAGTCCTCTTAAAGTACCGCCCATTTGTTGTTCTGCTCCAAGCCTAGATCCAGCAAATCCAGATAATCCAGATGCTGCTGCTCTTTCAGCGTCTCTTTGTCTAGAAAATTCTCCAAGGCCTGTTTGTTGCGCAGCCTGAAAACCACGCCCTCTAATATTGGCTAGAGCATCTCCCAAGCCTCTACCTAATGCTTCTCGTCTTTCACCAGCACCAAGTCTAGCTCTAGAACCAAAAGCAGACTCTCCACCAGCAGAAATATTTTGCGCTCTTGCAGCTATATCCTGTTGATCTCCAGCTCTCATAGCATCATCAATAGTTTGTTGAACTACTTGATCTTCGTATGGATTGTAAAATTGTGAAGTCATGCTAGGGTCATAAGCGCCCAAAGTACCTCTTAACAAACTTTCAGATTCACCTAAACGGTTTCCAAAAGCATCAACAGATCCAATAGCTTGTCTGCCAACTCCACCCAAAGATTGTCCAAATTGGTTAACATTTCTTGCAGCACCAGATTCAATACCTCTTAAATCTTGACCAAATCTACCAGCTGCTGTTTGACTTCTTGATTCTACATCTGAAAGTCTATTTCCAAACCTGTCTACAGCTCCTGTTAATAAGTTTCTTGATTGATCAATACCAGATAAAGTGTCTTGTAAACCTAAGTCATATTCACTTTCTGCTCTTCTTAAAAAAGGATCTTGAACACTTTCAGCTCTTCTTGCGTTGCCTATAGACTCATTAATTAAATCTTGTTGTTGTTGAAAATACGGTTGAAATGATCCTAACCCTTGTTGGGCTAATTGTTGGGCTTGTTGTTCTTGAGCAGATAAACCAGCTGTTTGTTGTAAAGGTACGTCACTACCTATTAAGTTTGAACCTGCTTGTTGTAATTGATTATAAAATCCAGGCTTATCCTCAGTACCAAAATAAAGCTGTCGTATAAGAGGATCTGTTATAGATTCTTGTATGTTTTGTGATTGAAGAACAGGGTCTACTGTATTTGGTGCCGCTGGCACCCCAGTACCTCCGCTAGTTATTTGTTGTTGTTCTTCTGGACTTAAAGATAAAAATTGTTGTTGTTGCTCTGGAGATAGCGTAGCTAAATATTCTTCTGGAGTCATTATGCCATTCTCCCAACATTATTATATTCTTCAAAAATATCCATTAAATTGTTCATCACTTGTACACCTTTTTTTCTGTTAGGTTTGCTGGTTGCTATTAACTCAAGGCCTTTTTTTGTTTTTGAAAATTTAAAACCACCAGCGCCATTATTTGCAGCAGCCGTCATTACAAACTCACCATCACTTAACATAGCAGGTATATCATCTGAAGTTCCAGTACCTGGTCCTTCTGACTCACCACCATCACGCATGTCTAGCTCGCCTATTGCAGCTAACCCACCATCTGCAAAATATTGTCTATTAATTGGGCCACCAGTCGCTGCTCCTCTTATACCTAAATCAAAACCAGAATATACAGGTTGTGGGTTTAAATCTGGTCTAACAGATTGTCTTATATCAGTCATACCACCTTCAGTCTTTTTAGCTGCGTCTTTAACGGCTTTACCATATAACAAAGCTAAAGCAGCCATCTGAGGGTTTATGCCAGCGCCACCTGCGGCTGTTCCTCCTGCAAGAATACCTGCACCACCTTTAACTAAACTTTTTATAGCATCACCAGCACCACTTCCAGCACCTCTAATAAGGTTTCCTGTTTTATTAAATATATTGCCGCCAGTAGTTTGAATAATTTGCCCTGGATTAATATTCGTGCCGGTAATGCCATTTAATTCTTGCAATTCTGCAACAGACATTCCATTTTCTTTTGCAATATTAAATAAAGTATCTCCTGATTGAACCACATGTCTTTTTGGAGCCAACGGATTAAAACCTTGAGTGGAATCTGCATATTGAATATTGCCTTTCGCATCTAATACAACTTTTCCTGCTGCATCAAGTTGAGGTACTAAATCATAATTTTCAAACAATCCTGTATTTACATCAAACTTACCTGTACCCCCGCCAAAAGCTCCAAAGTATCCTTGCTTTTGATCGCTAGCCATTCCTTTAGCAACATTTTTACCGTAGCCAAAAAGATCGTATGAAGATTTGTTTGTAGCTGCGTCTGTTACCTTTCCTATATCTCCAAGAGAACCAAAAAATCCTTTGTCAGCTCCAAAGTTACCAGAAAATCCTTCACCAATTCTATTAAAAGCTCCATCTTTACCACCTAAACTTTGATTACCACCAGCCATTAGGGTCATGATGTCTCCAAGACCACCCTCACCTTTAACAACTCTTAATGCAGCACTACCTTTTTGATAAACAGCAGCAAACGGTTGCCAAGGTCCAGGTATAACCGCTGCTATAGGAGCAATCTTTTTAACTACCTTTTT